CAGAAATATTCTGGCTTGCTTATGAATGCTTACGCAGGGCTGGCGCACAAATACCTTTATGGGGATCTGAGTTTATTGACACTCTAGAGACCGTTGAGGTATTAGACGAAGAAAAAAAATAATACAGCGTGATTCAATTCTTTACAGTATTGCCAGTTTATCGGTAGAGACAGGAATTGCGCCCAAAGAGTTTATTGATATGGATACGGATATGTATAGAGCAATTATACAAGTCCTAACCGATAGAGCTAAGGAGATTAGAAATGCCAGTCGTAGTAAACGGCGTTAAACAACTCCAGAAAGCTATGCGGGATGTAGATAAAAATCTTAATAAAGAAATGTCTAAAAACGTCAAGCGATCTATGTTAATTGTGCGAGATCGAGCACGTGGATATTTACCGCAACAAAGTGAGGTTTTAAGCGGTTGGGGTAAAGGCACTGCATCAATAGATACTGTTAAAGATCCTAAAAGATTATTTCCGCCATATGATTATGCTTTGGCAGTAGCTGGCGTAGCTTATTCAGCAGGTCAAAACAAACGCAATAACAGTGGATATAAAGCTGCATTTTATGTTTACAATAATTCTAGATCAGGCGCAATTTTTGAGACTGCTGGCCGATTAAATAAACCTAGAGGCAATAAATCATTAAACCCTAATGCACCAGCCGAGTTTAACTCAGCCGCCGAGATGCTAAGCAGTATGAAAGGCCAGGGCAAACAGCGAGGCCGTGTTATTTATCGTGCTTGGGATGAGACTAAAAACAAAGTCATACCAGCCGTAGTTGAGGCTATTGAAACAGTAGCGGTCAAGTTTAAAAAAGATACAGAACTTAGAAAGGCTGCATAGTGCCTAATTTAATTGTCAGTGCGGTCAGCACCTTTGATAACAGAGGCCTTAAAAAAGGTCAGAAAGAAATCAATGCGTTTGATAAAACGCTTAAAACTTTAGGCAAAACCTTTGCGGGTGTATTTGGCGCTCAAAAAATATTACAGTTTAGCAAAAATGCCGTTAATGCTTTTATGGCAGATGAAAAAGCAGCTAAAGCATTAGAGCAACAATTAAAAAATACTGGTTATCAATTTAGCGCACCAGGAGTTGAAAAATATATATCTAATCTTCAAAGAACTACTGGCGTTTTAGATGATGAATTGCGCCCAGCATTCCAACAATTATTAACAGTTACTGGGTCAATTACTAAAAGCCAAGATGCTTTAGGCACAGCATTAAACATAAGTGCGGCAACAGGCAAATCTTTAGCAGAAGTTAGCGCAGCACTTACTCGTGGATTTAGTGGTAACACTACAGGATTAAGCAGATTAGGTGCAGGCATAAGCAAGGCCACGCTAAAGACTGGCGATATGAATAAAATTATGAACGAACTAAACAAAAAGTTTTCTGGACAATCTGCCGCCAGATTAGAAACTTATGCAGGCAAAATGGGTCTATTAAACGTTGCTGCTGAAAACGCTAAAGAAACAATAGGTCAAGGCCTTTTAGATGCTTTAACGTTATTGGGTAAAGATACAAGCATAGCCACCGCAAGTAACGCTATGGAAAACTTTGCTACAAAAATTAGTGATGCTATTTATGGAATTGCAGTTTTAGTTAAAAAATTAGACGGTTTGGCATCAACAGCAAAAACAGGTGGCTTGGCAGATTTATTGTTAAGATTACAACCAGGCGGTAAAGGCGCACAAGCTTTATTTAGCGGCTTACAATCTATTGGAGCATCCGCTAAACCAGCTCAAAGCAATTTAGAACCTAGATCAGCAAGCCGTATTTATCTACAACAATTACGCCTGGAAAACAAAATAATTAGAGATACCAATAAAGCCAGGGCAGATGAATTGGCTAAACTAAAGGCCAAGTCAGAGGTAGACAAACTTAAAGATAAGTTTGATTTAGAACGCATTAACCTAATGGTCGCCCTCAATGCTGCCACTGATGAAGAAACTAAATTACGCATTAGGGCGCAACTGGCAATTCTAGATAATAACGAGGCTTTGGCAAAAAAATACAACGCAGAATTAGAAGCTAAAAAGGCTGTAGACGAATTGGCTGCAGCATCTAGGTCTGCAGTAACTGCTTTATTAAATTATGGGCCAGCCCTGTTTAATTCATTAGGTGAGATGACTGCTAGGGCCCGTAATCAAATAGCACCGTTTGAAAATTACACATATAAAGTGCCACAAGGTGCGACCAATCAACAGCAACAAGCCGCTGCAGCCGCTTCTCAACCAACAGCCCAAGTAACTGTAAACGCTGGCACAATAGTTACCGATCAGCAATTAGAAGCTGTTATTCAACAAAACGTATTGCAATTATTAAAATCAGGTAACAAATTATTGCCAGCAGGATCTTTGTAATGGCTGTACCTACAGTTAATGCGATAATCAACTTCTCAACAGGGCCAGCATTTGCCCAGGCAATGATATTAGATACTGGCATATTAGATACAAACATATTGGCAGATTCAGCTGCAATTATTGTGGATGTATCAGATCGTATTAACTATATTCAAACAATTAGAGGTCGCAACGCTTTGGTCGATCAATTCCAAACTGGCACATTAACCTTACGCATAGTAGATCAAAACGGAGATTTCAACCCAACCAATCCATTAAGCCCTTACAGTCCTTACTTAACGCCTATGAAAAAAGTACAGATTTCTGCTACCTATGGTGCTACTACCTATTCTTTATTTTCAGGTTTTATTACAAGTTATGTAAACACTCAACCAAAGGATGCCACAGAAGTTGCCTATACAACCATACAAGCTGTAGACGCATTCAGGCTTGCGCAAAATGCTCAGATTTCTACAGTTGCAGGAGCTAGTGCGGGGGATCTGTCTGGCACTCGCATTAACCAAATATTAGATCAAATTGACTGGCCGCCAACTATGCGTGATGTTGATGCTGGTTTAACCACAATGCAAGCTGATCCTGGCACAGCCCGCACTTCTTTAGATGCTATGACCACGGTTACGGAAAGCGAGTATGGGGCTCTATATGTAGATGTTGATGGCTCCTTTGTGTTTCAAGATCGATCCGTTACTGCTGGCTCTATTGGCGGCACTGTAACTACCTTTAATGATGATGGCACAGGTATTGCCTACGCTAATGCAGTGTGGAAACTAGATGATACGTTGGTGTTTAATTCTGCCACTGTTAGTCGTGCTGGGGGTACGCCACAAACAGCTATTAACCAGGCATCGATAGACAAGTACTTTATCCATTCATACAACCTACAAAACCTGCTTATGCAAACTGATGCAGTGGCCTTAAATTATGCCCAGGCTTATGTGGCTAGCCGTGCTGAAACTCAGGTTAGATGCGATGGCATCGAATTAGACCTTTATACACCTAACTACAATTCAGGAATTATTGCAGCTTTAGAGTTAGATTTCTTTGATCCAATTAGGGTCGTTACTACCCAGCCAGGTGGCTCCACGCTAGACCGTACTTTACAAATCTTTGGGGTGGCTAACACCATCACGCCAAATAGCTTTAGGGTCTTCTTTACTACATTAGAACCAGTAATAGACGCCCTGATTCTAGATAACACTATATATGGCACTTTAGACTATAATGTGCTCAGTTACTAAGGAGAAATAATGGCAGCAGGATTAGGGTTTAAGGACTTTACAACAGGCGAGGTATTAACCGCAGCCGATGTTGATGGCTACTTAATGCAGGGTGTCTGGGTATTTGCCAGTGCCGCTGCTAGAGATGCAGCTGTAACATCACCGCAAGAAGGTAACTTTGCGTATCTTAAAGATACAAACGTAACCACATATTATACAGGCAGTGCTTGGGCCAACCTGGATACAACAGGTATGACAAACCCAATGACAACTACTGGCGATATTATTTATTCTTCAAGCGGATCAACACCTGCAAGACTTGGTATTGGTAGCACTGGAAATGTTCTTACTGTATCTGGTGGCGTACCAGCTTGGGCTGCACCTGCTGGTGGTGCAAGTGGCTTAACTTTTATTAGTCGCACAACCTTTAGCAATGTTGCGACTGTTGATATTGACCCACCATTTGATAACACTTATGAAACTTATTTGATGATTATTGAAAATATTTCTTGTGCGACAGCTGCCGATGATGTTTTAATAAGGGGTCGTTATAGCACTACTGTTTATAGTGGTGCAGATTATTATGCTGCAAATGCTTACATTAAGTTTAGTTCAACCGCTTGGACTTGGGCTAACTCAAGCGCAGCCACAAGTTTTACTTTAATGCCAGAAGCAGATGCTAGTTTTCCAGGGCAAGCGGCAATTTATTTTGCAAATGTTGGAGATGCCAGCAAGTTAATGTCTATGTATGGAAACTGGAGCACTAGATCAGGAATGCAAGGTGGATATATTGCTGGTGAAATTAACAGTTCACAGACCTGGACTGGAATAAGGTTGTTAAGTAGCAGCACTAACATAACTGGCGAAGTTTCATTCTACGGATTGGCAAAGGCATAAAATGACAAAACAAGAAATAATCGCACAATTAAAAGTTGATAATCCAACATTGATTAAACAGGTTAATGATGAAGTTATCGAGTTAGATCTTACCGAATATGAAGCAACTATTGAGGCTTGGGCTGATGCTGTATTGGCTAAAGAGGCTAAAAAAGTTGAAACTGAAGCAAAGGCTCAGGCTAAGGCTGAATTGCTAGAGCGTTTAGGCATTACTGAGGATGAAGCTAAACTTCTTTTAAGTTAATGAAGCCAAAGTTATGCGCAGCTGGAGTTCAGTTAAGAGATCAAATTGATACCTGGTTTCCAGATAGGCGTACTGCCAGTGATGGGTGGGTGGGCGATAGCCGCCATACCACCAGAAAATCGGATCATAATCCAGACGCCTTTGGGTGGGTCAGAGCAATTGATATTGATTCTAGCTTGGGTGCATCCGAAGGGATCAGTGCTTATCTGGCTGACCAAATCCGAATCGCAGGCAAAACCGATAAACGCATATCTTACGTCATCCACAATCACCACATCGCTTCCAAGTTATTAGGTTGGAAATGGCGAAGATACAAAGGCATAAACCCGCACACAAAACACATTCACATAAGTTTTACAAAGTTAGGCGACCTAAACGGCGCAGAGTTCGATATACCACTACTAGGGGGCAAGTTATGAATATGAAAAATCCATACGTACTAACACTAGGCGCATTCTTATCAGCCTGGGCAGCATCCAATTTTGCAGCTGACTATCGCTCAATTTTATGGGCATTACTAGCAGGTGTCTTTGGATATGCAACTCCGAAGAAATGAGCCCAACAGAGTGGGCTGGTTTTGCCGCAGGCATCGCAGCCGTATTAGTCGCTTTCTTTGGGGGTCTCCGCTATCTTATTAAAGGATGGCTCTGGACTTTAACTCCCAACGCTGGATCATCACTTGCAGATCGTTTAGCAAGAATTGAAACACGCCAAGAAGAAATAATGCGCATTCTTCTGGACAGGAAGTAACCTTTACTTATGGCAACTACACGTAAGCGTAGAAAAATTAACAGGCGCAAAGTGCGTAAATCACCTGACCCTTTATCTAAGCTAGAAGTGTTTTATATTGCTAAACACGAAATGTTTAAAGCTGCACGCAAAGCAGGTTTCAGCGAATCTGTTGCGTTGTATCTAATGGATAGTCCTGAATCTATGCCCGACTGGGTGGTAGGCGACAAAGGCATTATCCCTGTTATTCCTACTCCAGATGAGGATGAAGATTAAGCGTTGGCTAGTAATCTCAGACATCCAGGCTCCATATCAACTGGATCCAGCAATAAAAAATCTAAAGAAATTAGCCAAGCGTGAGCGATTTGATTCAGTATTGGTGGTTGGCGATGAAATGGATTTCCAAACCATTAGTCGATGGGCTGAAAAAACACCTCTGGCTTATGAACAAACTATCCACGCTGACCGTGAATTATGTAAGCAGATTCTTTGGGATCTCAGCGAGTACAGCCGTGAGTGTCATATCATCAGGTCTAATCATAGTGACCGCTTATTTAATACTCTTTTAAAAACACCTGGGTTACTGAGCCTACCTGAGCTGCAATACCCAAAGTTTATGGGCTTTGCTGAGATGGGTATGACCTACCATAAAACAGCATATGAGTTCCATTCTGGCTGGGTACTGGCCCACGGTGATGAGGGCAATATGAGCCAACACGCTGGAATCACAGCTTTAAACCTGGCTAAAAAATGGGGTAAGTCGGTAGTTTGTGGCCATACCCATAGACTAGGCATGAGTGCCTATTCAGAGGCCATAGGAAGCCATTACAGGCCCTTATATGGGGTTGAGGTAGGAAACCTAATGAACCGACAAAAAGCCTCTTATTTGCGCTATTCTGCCGCAAATTGGCAGGGTGGTTTTGCTATACTAGAAGCCGTAGGAAAGACCCTGACACCGACCCTGGTGCCAGTTAATAAGGATGGCTCATTTACAGCTCTGGGCAGGTACTACGGGTAACATCGTTACCAAATCGTTATACAAATACGCCCTTAAATAATCCACAAAGTCATACACAGGTGCAACACTATGCCTGTACCGCAAAGTATGCGGACAGATAGGGCTATATGAATCCGATACAAGATTTACGAGATATTGGCTACGTAATTATGTGGTCAATTATGGGCTTGATTCTAATTGCTTGGATCATCCACGAAATTAAAGAAAATGCACAAAATCGTTACTATTGGCTTGGCCGTCGTGATGGCTGGGATATGCACCGTCGCATGATGGACAACAAAGCAAAGTCAGACCAGGTATTTGACTATGACAAAAACTGAAAAGCTGCTAGCCGATGTTGTCGATTTGGTCCATACAAGGGGAACGATCTACGGTCATCCTTACACAAACCATAAGCGGATCAGTGAGCTCTGGTCTGCATACCTCGACCATCCAGTTACACCTAGTCAAGTTGCATTATGTATGGCACTCGTCAAGATTTCTAGGATTAGTGAATCTCCAAAGCACGAAGACAGTATCAAAGACGCTATTGCTTACATTTCGATATACCAGACCGTGCTGGAAGCAGAGCTCGATGTCGCATTCACCTGGGGGGATGACTAATGGCATTTAACTTACAAGACTATGAAACAGTCGAAAGCCGACTTGAAAAATGGTGGAAGGATTATCCAGATGGAAGAATTACCACAAGACTTGAAGAAGCAACGCCCACTAGATACATTGTTAGTGCTCAACTATTTAAAACGGAAGCAGATCCGCAACCGTGTGCCACTGGTTTGGCTAGTGAAAATGTTAGTGATCGGGGTGTCAATTCAACTTCTGCACTGGAGAATGCTGAGACTTCAGCGATTGGCCGAGCACTTGCAAACGCAGGTTATGCAGCTAAGGGCAAAAGGGCTAGCCGAGAAGAAATGACAAAGGTGGCAAGTTATTCACCACCAGGCACAAGGGCTAGAGCTGTTGAAGATGTATTACGTGCATCGTTTGCAGAAGACAAGCCAGCGGTTTGGTCAGTTGGTGAAGCTATAGAAGCAATACCTGTTGATCCTAAACCACAAGAATGCAAACACGGCCCTATGATTCTTAAAGAAGGCGTGGCCAAAACAGGCCGAGATTTCTACGGTTATGTATGTAGTGCTGCAAAGCCCGATCAGTGTGATGCAAAGTGGGCCAAGAAAACAGCTGCTGGGTCTTGGTTCTTTCCTAGCGATGTCGAGGGGGGTGAGTAAATGGGATATGTAGAGATTCTAAGAGGCGGACCTTACCTGGAGCGCATAGAGAACGACCAGGTAAAGTTTGAGCCATCTACCGATGTCTGTGTAGCCTGTAATGATGACAGGTTAATACATTCAGGTAATTTCTTAGTTTGTACTCAGTGCCACTGTAGGCAATAAGGAGTTTACCATAATGCACACACGGTTCAAATGTAATGGTTGCAGTCGCAAGACCGAGTTCTTATGGCTCGATCAATTGGATATGCCAGATGGATTTAAGGCGTATCAGTGTATGGATTGTGGGTGCGTAGGCGTTAAAAATATAGCCGAAGCTTTGGATATACCAGATAGCGATATATCCAGATGTGATAAGTGTGGTAGTTGGAAGTTTATCACCGTGGTCTGCCACACTTGCCAGTTGATTGAGAGTAAATAATGCCAACATACGAGTACAGCTGTAATGAATGCGGCACATATGGGTCAGTGCATAGATCCTATGATGATGACAGCACGCCTATGTCTTGCCCTAAATGTAATTTGCAAATGTCAAGAATCTATAGCGCACCTGGTCTCATATTTAAAGGTGGCGGACGGGGTGGCAAATAATGTGTAGTGATGTAGATCACAACCACGATATTAATTGGTCCAAGCAAAACGAGATGCACAAGCAGTGGCTTATCGATAACCCAGATGCGGGATACATAGGCTGGATGTCTATATGAAACTATTAGATTTGTTTTGCGGTGTTGGTGGTGCTAGTGCTGGCTACGCTGCAGCAGGATTTGATGTAACTGGTATAGACCTAAAGCACGGTAAACGATACCCATACACCTATATTAAAGGCGATGTACTGGATTATTTGCAAGATTTAGATTTCCTACGATCCTTTGATGTGATTCACGCTAGCCCGCCCTGTCAAACTCATAGCATCACACAACATCTACGCAACGCCCAGGGCAAGACAACTAGTAAGGTGGATCTGATACCACAAACTAGGCAAGCTCTTATTGCTAGTGGTAAGCCATACATTATTGAGAATGTGCCTGGTAGTCCACTGATTGATCCAGTGCAATTATGCGGGTCATCATTTAACTTAAAGGTGCGTAGGCATAGGTTATTTGAGAGTAATATGCCATTAAAAGGGAGTGTTTGTAATCATAAACGCCAGGGTAGGCCTATTGGTGTATATGGTTCATTAAATGACCAAATACCGAATGGTGGTAAGACTGCATCAAATATCACCGAGGCTCGCAACGCTATGGCTATTGATTGGGCCATTTGGTCAGAATTAGTAGAAGCTATTCCGCCAGCATACACTTGGCATTTAGGAGCACAAATTGTTAGCGGGCTATGATGAAACCTGGATTGACACCGATGATCTACGAATTACGACTTGCCGTCTGACCTGCGGTTATGCTGATTGATTTGACATTATATGGTAGGCTCTAGTGAAGCAGTGGCTCACAAAGCCACAAGGCGAGCCCGCAAGGGAAAGCTCGCAAGGTGCTGGCTAGTTGGGATCGCCATATGTTTAGCCAACATTTCAGGCTTTGAAAAAGCACATTCCGTTGAGCCTCGTACTAACCATTATCGTCAGTGGGCTTTTATTCAGCTTAATAACTTAGATGAGTTCTATTGCTTAGATGAGTTGTATTACAAAGAATCAAGATGGAATCCAAAGGCTAAGAATGGTAGTCATTATGGCATACCACAAGGTAAATCTAAATGGCTTAGTACAGTCAGTGGGTTTAGGCAAGTAGAGTGGGGTATTAAGTACAATAACAATAGATATGGTTCTATGTGTAAAGCATTAGAGCATTACAAGATTAAGGGATGGCACTGAGAGATAAAGCATTAGGCAGTGG